GCTCACGGAGCGCCTCAAGACACTCCAGCTCTGCAATCCGTCGCGTAGCGCCTCGGATGATCAGGTCCTGGTGCATGGCCAGCTCACACAGGCGGACCAGCATCTCTCTGGCCTGATCTGCGCTGTAGGCCTCCACAGCTCGCCGCTGCCGTTCCAAGGTGAGCAGATGCTCTGGCCCTGGCGCCGGGATCATCCACTCACCCCAGGCCATGGCTGCAACCTAGAAGGTCTGGGCTAATTTTCCGTGTCACAGCCGACCATGCGCCTAGTCGATACGGACCACGGCAAATGCTGGGAAGTGTGCGGCATGGGGTATTGCCGCTATCACCAGCAGAAGTGGCAGGCCGAGGTGTTTTATCAGTACCTGCTGCAGTCGCTTGGCACTGAGGCCAAAGAGAACTAGGCCGCTGCGGGTGGGTCGTCCTGCTCGCGGCTGAGCCAGAGCCTCACATAGTTTTCGTCGTAGCTGATGGTAGTGATGCCGTTGGAGACCGCCATCCAAAAGCGCACGCCAGTGTCACGGCGGGTGACTTCCCACAGGCCGGGCTGAATGCGGCGGGAGATGTTGAGGCCCTTCATGGTTCGGCGATGATGGCCCAGCCCGAGCGGGGGCCTTCGACGAGCCAGCGCGGGGACCAGTTCTTACGGGAGTAGGCCAGGCCGGCGCCACGGCTTGAGGTGTAGGTGCCTTGGGCCACGAGCATCTCGCCCCACGGGTCATTGACGATGGCGGCGGTCGGTGTCAGGCCAATCACCGTGAGCCAGTGGCCACCGCCCGAGGGTGCCGCTGAGGTGCCGTGATGCAGGAACCCGCAGGGGATGGGAACGCCTCTGCTGATCTGACGTTCTAGGTCCGCCCAGTCGCCGTTTTGCACAAAGCGTGCCGTGATGCCATAGCTGGCAAGGGCCTTGATCTGGGCATTGGCGTCGGTGGTGTCGCCGTACTGCTGCACCCGCTTGAGGTATTGGTCATCAGCGTTGGGGCCGCCAATACTTCCCGGCCGTAGGAAGGCCGTGAGCATGGCGCAGCTGGAGCTGAAACACATCCGCTGGGCTTGACCTGACAGCGCCGAATCCCGCTGTGAGAAGTAGGGCACCTTCAGGGGGTTGCCTTTGAGCGGACCCTGCTGCAGCGGTAGCCCACTGGTGAATAGCGCCACCTCTGCGGCTCGCCGCCGCTCCAGCCCCGGCAGCACCGCCTCCCCGGCATGGCACCACTTGGGCAGCTCCTCGCGCACCACCTTGGCGGGATCCTCCCCGGCCAGCAGCCGCTTGCGCAGCGTGCTCTCCTCCAGGGAGCCCAAGCCCACGTTGTAGGCAAAGCTGGTCAGTGCCGCAAGCTGCTCTGGCCGCCACTTCGCTGCCAGCGGCAGCAGCTGCAGCACACCAGGCGCAAACAGGTGCTCCACGTCATTGGTTAGCAGCTCCTCGGCCATGGCCTGGGTCACCACGTCGCCCATCCGCACCGCTGCATCCATGTAGCGGGTGGTGCCATACCCAATGGTGGGTACGCCCGTGGCATCGCGGTACGCCTCTAACCGGCAGCCCTCAAACTCCCTGATCAGCTTCAATGTTGGGGCCAGCCAAACCGGCGGCAAGGATTCCTTGGCCGGCGGATCAGCGCGGTACAGCTCAGCAAACTCCTTGAGCTGCACAGCGGTGAGCTGCTCTTCCAGCCAGTTCCAGGCGGCGAGCTGATGACTGAGCCCTTTGTGATGCTTAGCCGCATCGGCCAGCTTGATGATGCCCACAGTTCAACGCCGGCCCTTTTTGCCTTCGGCCGCCACGGCCTTGAGCACGGCGATCACTAGCTGACCCCAGCTGTTGGCTTTAACGCGGCGGGTGAGGGGCAGGGCTTCCGAGACACCGAGCAGCACCACCAGAACACCGCACAACGCGGATAACTGTTCAACGTCCATGGAGCCGGTGCTGGTGCCTCCTAGCTTTCCGGCTTAGCTCTTGGCTTCCAGCGCGGCCAGCCGCTGCTCGATGGAGCCAATGCGCGGGTACAACTCCTGGCGGTCTTCCTTGATCTCCTGGCGCAGCAGGCTGACTTCACCGGCGATGTGCTCCACAGCTGAGGTCAACCGCACCACAGCCATCGAGGCTTCACTGTCCCGGCGGAAGAGGTTGCCAACACCGCTGGCGGCAATACCGATGCCAGCACCAACGGCGGCAGCAAAGACCTCAATCACTGCAGACGGGAAGTGGCGCTCTGGCTAGCTTGCCGCCATGGCATGAAGGAGATACTGCCCCTGCGAAACCTTCTTTACCCCCAAGGCCGCAAACCAGACTGCTCAAGGCAATTGCTCGTCATGCCCAGGGCCCCACGGAGGTGTTGGCGCCAGCTGTGCCGATTGGCCAAATGGCTATGTAGGAACCAGCAAAAGTTGAGTAAGCGCCTCCTGGCGCGGCACTGAGGAAGTAGCTAGGAGTAAACGTTGTGGACAAATTGGTACTTAATGTCCCTCTTAGACTAAACTGAACTTGCTGCGACGCGGTGGTGATGGCGCTTGTAATGACTATGTTGCCTGCACTTGTTGAATAGAGCGAGCTGTTAGTTGTGTTTGCGCCACCAGTCGATGGGCTGGCCACAGTTGCAAATGTTCCCAAATAATGGATGTTGTTTAGTGTTGAGCTACTATCCATCGACAATCCTATTGTATGACTGGTCGTGCCTGCCGATTTTCGCAGCATTACATTGGCCTCAAACGCGTAAACTGTTGAAGCAGCAAGGCTTACTCCAACCCCAAAGAACGGCTGAACCGCGGTAGCGTTGGATCCGGCGAAAGAGCTATTCAGCCGGTAAAACATCATCGACGGCGACACGCCACGGCTGGCTGGCGTGGTGTAAAGCACTTTGCCGTCAAACTCGACAGCGCCGGCAGCTGCTGTCGTCAGGTTGGTGCCTGACTTTAGGGTTAAAGGCGAAAGAGATGCCGTGCCTGCGGCCAACGTCAGGTTGTTAGTAAGCGTGCCACCGGTAAAACCGTCTGATGCAATAAGCACCATTTGACCGGCCGCATCCTTTACATAAAGCCTGCCGTTGGTCTTGTCCCAAGCAGGTTCAGCTACGTCAAAGTCAGCAGCACTGGGCGCAGCAGTTCCGCTGCGAATCAAAATCCTGGCGTTACGGGGCATCTCAGAAGCTGCCCCCGTCCACCGTATCTACGGCGATAGTGACGAAACCGTTGCCGGAGTCCTTTGTCCAGCTGAGGCTGCTGTTGAGACGGATGACGCCGTTGGTGCCATCGGTGCCCCAGATGTAGCCGGCGGTGCCGCCACTTACCACAGCCACCTTTTCATCGGTGCTGTTAGCGGGGATGTTGAGCGCCGTTTTGAAACTGTTGAAGGTGATCTTCTTCTCCTTCTGCCCGGTGCTCTCGCTGGCATCGTGGATAAGGATCAGGTCTGCCGCGCCATCAACACTGGCCAGTGTGGTGAGGTCATCCACCGCCGGCACCACCGGCAGCTTGGTGGTGGCATCAGTGGCAACGTGCAGTGTGCCCCGGTCTGTGGTGACCAGCGGCTCACCCGCCAACATGCCGGTGCTGGGCAGATTGGCCTTGAGGCCGCGCTTGAGCTGAAGGCGTGCCATGAACTAAGGCGCTAGGACGTTCCCTAGCTTTCCCGCATCAATTGAAGGTGCCGCAGTCAACTACATCGGCCCAGCTGGTGTCGTAGTTGGCGTAGCTGTCTTTGATCAAGATGCTGCCAGGGTCACCGCCTGTGGGTAGTCCGCCCGCAACATCACCAGCAGGCCCTTGCGGACCAGGCACCTGCACCTCAATCACCTGCTGAGAAATCTCAGTGACCAGCACCTGAGCAAGGGTTGAAACCTGAACGAGGTCAGCCATGGGTTAGCTCGGTGCGGTGTAGCCCTCGCTGGGCCTGACGATGCCTTCTAGGTAATACTCGCGCAGGCCGGTGGCATTGATCAGCATCACGTCGTAGCGGGCCTCTTCGGGCAGGGTGGCCGTGACGGCATAGGGCAGGGTCAGCTTGACGCTGCCGATGCTTGCATTGACAGTCGTGACCGTGAAATCGCCGTACTTGGTGGTGCGCTCTTTGTTCCACACCTGGGCTAGCACCGTCCAACCCGAGACGTTGAGGCCAGTGCCACCTGAATCCTTGAACTGAACAGCCAGCTCAAAATCAGCCCGGCGCTGGGGGCGAATGTTGTAGGCAGCGGGTGTGATGGCCATAACCAAGCTTTCCCTGCTCAGCCCACCACCTTGTCGGGGTTGGTTTGGATGTCTACGCGCATCTGGGAGCGTGGCCCGACGCCTTTGGGCACGGTGACGGAGACGGCATTGGTGCCGGGGTAAGCCCAGATCAAGCGGCCAGCCACGTCCTGCATGGCAGCATCCCCGCCCCAGTCCACGAGGTACACAGTCCAGCGGCTGAAGGCTTGCTCCTGGCGGTACTGCCGCACTGGCACCAGCTCAGGCTCGCGCAGGATCACGCATTCCAGCCCCGTCACGGTGGTGCCTACCGGCAGGCTTTCCCCCACGGCCCGCACGCTGATTGCTGGCGTGCTCATGCCATTGGCCAACAGGTATGAGCCGAGCACATCCACCAGGGTGGTTTCCAGCTCAGTGCGCAGGCTCAGCAGGTTCATGGTTGTAGTTTTCCCCCAGCAGCAACAGCCCTGCTTCCAGCCAGCCAAAGCCCGGCCGCTGGGGCAGCACCAAACGGTGGACTATTAAAGGCCGATCCAGATCCCGGACGGTGATGGTGCCGCTGATCTGCCCCCTCACCAACACCAGCCCGCCTCGGCAGTTGGGGCCTTCCCACTGCGGGGCCAGGATCCAGACCGCCTCATCGTCTGAGTGCAAGGCCCGCAGCTCTGGCGTGTGGGTGCCGTCTTTGACCGCCGCCAGCACCTGCGGCCATGCGGCCAACAGCAGCGGCGGGCAGCGATCCTCATGGCGCAGATCCAAGGCCACGGCGGCCACCGCTGCACTCAACTGGTGAGCGTCTGGCTCCTCGCGGCGGAACAGGCAGAAATCAGGAACGGTAAAGGGCTTGGGTTGCTTCTTGCTGTCGCGATTGATGTTGGCCGTCAGCGCCACAAGCTGGGCCACGGGCAGCTCGGCCACCGCCGCTTGATCCCGGCGGATGCGTTGCAGCTGATGCCACATCTGCAGCACTTCCATCCGCAACTCGCGGTGAAAGCTGCTGCGCTGGTACTGGCCGGCATAGCTGTGGAATAGCTCAGCCGCTATGGCGTTCCAGTCCGTTTGCGGCTTTTCCCAGCTGCCGGCTGCGGCTTTCCCAGCTCCTCCTCCGTGACCGCTTCAGGGGTCATCGCTTCGGCAGCCTGCTCGTCCACGATCAACTGCCAGAGGTCGTTGAACAGGGCCCGATCCAACTGCCGCGTGTCTTCCAAGGAGAACTGGGGCAACTGCAGACGGGAGCGCACCAAGGCCGTCACGCTGGCCTCCATGTTGCGCTGCCCAGCGGCGGCATAGACGCGGGCCACCTCTTCAATGCGGGTGGCATGTCGCAGACGGATCGCCGCTGCTTGCTCCTCTAACGCACGGCCAGAGATGGCCCCTTCAATAATCGAAAAGGCTTCTGAGAGGGTGATGGATTCCTCTTTGGCAATGGCATCGGCGATCTGGGCACCTTTGACAAAGCTGCTTTGCTCGGCGGCCAGCAGCTCAGCAATCACGGCACTCTCGCCGACCGTGAGGCCACCACGCACTTCAATCTCCAAGGTGCCGCAGCGACTGTTGCCAATGCGCCGCGTGGTAGACGGTGCAGGCGGAGTGAGGAAAGGCAGCAGCATTACTTGGAAGAGGGTGGTGCTTGCTTGAGCAGCTTGGTGTTAGCCACCTTTTGAAGATAAGAGTAGCGGCCGGCTTGAGTGAGAGTCTTCAGTTGGGTGAGCAGTTGTTGGTTGGTCATAGCAAGACAAGGAAAAAGCTGTCTGGGGTGAGCACGTCACCGGCCGACTGGTCTAGATGGCTTGCCGCAGCTGCAAAGAAGTTGGGCGGCATGGCCCAACGCCGCTCACTACTCGGCCCGATGTAGAGGCCACCAGCACTATTGGGGTCCACGCACCGCGAGAGGGACAAGGCCAACTGCTGTGGTGTGGTGTAGGCAGGTAGCTGGTGGGTGTGGATAACGACTTGATAGGGGCTCTGGATCACAGGCAGCCCGGTGACGGGGCTGACCTTTGAGGCGAGGTTACCGAAAGGGAAACTTTCATAGAGCCCGGTTTCCGTGTTCTTGATCCGAGCAAACCGAGCTTGAGTGCCGACCACGTTAACTTCGCCCGTATGGATGCCACGCATCAAGATGGAAGGATCGTCTGGGTAGGCATTAGCTGCGTAGAAGTTGCCAAAGGAGACCCCAGTGGCTTGCGTAGCTTGCTTTTGCTGCACCTGGGATCCTCTGATGCGCAAGAACAAGTACCGGCTCGGTGGTGGCTGCGGAAGGTAGAACGTGGTCTTCCATGCGTCCCACTCTTGATAAGTGGAAAACGGGATCTGGAAGCTGTAATCACTCACCACGACTTGATTGGGCCATCCAGCTGCCACAAACTCAGCCCAAGTGAGCTTGGCGGTTGGCGTCACCGGTTCGCTGGGCAGCGAAAGCAGCACAAAAGCAGTGCCGTTGTTGTAGGCCGTGCAAGCTGTGGGACTGTACTGGGATAAAGAGAACGCGTTGAGAGGCAGGGTTGGGTCAGGACCGATGGTGTAGCGATATTGATCAACAGGGCCTGAGTCCGACTGGCTGAATCGAATGCTTGTCAGGTGACCTGATCCCGTAGCGTTTAGGAAGTTATTAGGCATATTCGATATTTCATATCTGAAGCTCGAGATGTGCGGCTGCTGGGGATAGCTCAGGCCTTGGCGCAGCACCCCCACAGAGACTGGGCTGGGGGTGCAGACAGAGAGGGTATTGGTGTAGTTGACATAGGGATAGAAGACCGTGGTATCGCCGGTGTAGGACGGGCCAAGAGCGTCTCCGTTGTATGTGGTCGCTGTAGTGGCAACCGCACCTTTCCAGTTCAAGGCGACTGGAAGGAATCTGCCGCCAGTGGAGAACGCCGCCAGGTCACGCCGATAGGGCAGTGCATCAAGGCCCTTGGAACGGTCTTGCTCAGCAATGCTCTGCTTGGATTTATCCGCTGACAACTGGCCGAGTCGGTCTTGTTCTGCTTTGGCAAACCGTGCCGCTTGCTGCTCCGCCTTGACCCACTCCAGTAACGCATCACCGTCTGAGTTGACGTTGATGTACGTGGCCATCAGTCGTCTTGCGCCAGGGTGATGGTGTAGCTCTTGGACTGAGCAGCGGCCAGCACCACGGTGGGGCTTTCGGTTGTGATGCTGTGCAGGTACAACTCCGTGCCGATTTTGAGGCAGACGGTGTTGTATGAGAAGCCGCCGCCAGTAGCTGTGAACGTGGCAGTGATGACAGGCATCTGGTAGCGGGCGTTGCCGGCGTTGTAGCTACCGGCCGCGATGGTGCCGGTAGCAGCGGCATAACCGCCCCCACTGCACTCAATTGCTTCCCAAGCGGCGGTAGTGGAGTCCGCCGTCAAGCTAGTGGTATTGAGCGCCAGAAAGACCTTGTAGGTCTTGCCCTGAAAGACGGCTTTGGCTTGGCGCTCTAGTTCCTTGGTGCTGATCGTCAGAGAGATGGCCATGTCAAACCCCTACGGCGAGTTGGATGCGATAGGTGACGCTTTGCCCCGAGGCAAGGGTGACCGCAGGGCTCTCGGTGAGCAGGCTGTGGATTGAAGTGCCGCTTTGCAGCACCACGTAAATCCGGTCAAAGGTCAGGCTGCCGCCGGTGGCTGTGAACTGAGCATCCACATAGGTATTAGCCCCAGCGGTGCTGCCCATTTCGTAGCGGTTATCAGTGGCGTCATAGCCACCGGTGGCCACGGTGGTGGTGAAGTCGGCGTAGCCATTGCCGCTCAGCTTTACCGAGTCCCAGTTGGCGGTCGTGCTGTTGACCGTAAAACCCGAGGTGCCTACCGAGGCCAGGGACACCCGAATGGTTTTGCCCTCATAAGCCGCTGCGGCTACGCGCCCCATCTCGGCCGAGGAAACCGCAGTGCTCAGTGCCATGCTTTACCCACTGTGAAGCTAGGTTGCCCCTAGATACTGACCAGAGACGCATTAGCCGTGACGGTCCAGCTGGTGCCCGTTGCATTGCCTTGGAAGATGTAACTGGTCAGCTCGGTTGCAGGAACGGCGCTGGTCAGCTCCGTGGTGGTATCGCAAAGGAGAACACCGTTTTCAAGGCTGCCAGCATGGTTGCCGATGCGGAGTTCAATGACTTGGGCTCCCGTGGTCGGGTGAGGAGCCAAGAGTGCAACTTCCCAGATGATGTTGCTGCTGCCAGCAGTGGTGCCGCTCGCGCTGTTAAAGCCCTCGTAGCGCAATAGGACATAGCCGGTGCCGGCTTTGGTGTAAACGGCCTGATAGCTGTAGTCGTAAGCAGCCACCAGTAGCTTGAGTAGCTCAGGGAACGTGGCATCAGGCGTATAAGCGTCCGAGCCCTCACCAAAAGTCAGGAAGCTATTGCTGCTGATAAACGCGGCATTGCTCGCTGTACTGGAGATCGTGACGTTGAAGGGCAGCGTGATCTCGCTCGTAAAAGCGTCGTCTGCGTTGTCGTTGTAGATCGTCGTCCATCCGGTGGTGGACGTTGCGGAGCTGGCACCAAGGCGCGGCAACGCGTTGGAGGCCAAGAAGGCCAGCGGATCGTTGGGGTCGAACGACACCACTGACGGCTCGATTGAGGTGGCGATGGTGGTGGTGGCACCTTGCGCCGGTGTCCGCACTGGTGTAGGCCAGGGCAGCAGCGCCATGCTGTTGCTGGCGTAAACGTCACCGGCGATGGCCGGTACTCCGGTGCGTTCCGTAAAGGTGTCGGTTGTGGGCGTGACTTTCCACATCCGCACCGCAGGGGTGGAGAGGTGCGCCACAAAGTAGTCCCCGTAGCCGGTCCAGCCAATTGAGCGCACATAGGCAGTGCCGGAGCTTGCGGGAATGCCTGTCGTCAGCGCTGTGAACGAGGAGCCGTTGCGCTTGTAGAACGCCAAGTAAGGCGAGGCGTTATGCGAGATGGCCAGGTAGTTGCCCACCGGTGAGAAGGCAACAGCCACGGTGGCTGCAGGGGAGGAAATCGCACCCGTGACAGCGGTGAGCGTGGTGCCGTCAAAGGAGTAAAGCGCCACATAGGGGGCCGTGCTGATGCCGACTGCCAAGTAGGCCTGATCGGGCGCCCAGCTCAACTGATCACTGTTGCCAGCCAGCGTCACACTGGCCACGCTGGTGAAGACATTGCCCTGACGGCGGTAAATGCGGAGGGTCGTCCCGTAGGTGACGGCGAGCAGCGCATCGTCTGGACTGAAGGCAAAGCCTTGGATGCCAGACGTGGGAGCGACATCCAAGCCGCCGGTGATGGCTTGGAACGTGGTGCCGATCACCTGATAGAGCTTGTAGTAGGGGCTAGTAAAGGTCTGCTTGGTGAACAGGTAGTTGCCGCCAGGGCTGAACGCCAACTGGCCGTGACCATCGGGTTGGGTCGCAGGAGCAGCCTGCTTTGTGAACGTGTAGTTGCTATTGGTGTAGAGGCCGAGGTAGGGGCTGCTTGTCTGCAGGAAGGCCACAAGGCTGCCATCGGGTGAGACGGCGACATCCGCGCATCGAACGCTTGGCAGCGATGCGGGGTTGGCCAGCTTTTGGATGGTCCCCGCATAGACCCGCATGAAGGTGATGAAGGGAGTGGTGACATGGCCAAAGACAGCAAGCGGCGCCTCGTATTTGACGACCTGCGGGGCAATGCTGGTTTGTGTGGTGAGGGTGCGAGTGATGTTTTCGGCGCCTGGGTAGGTGACCTGGACATCGCCTAGGCCGACCTTGACTTCTAGATCTGAGACATAACCAAACACAGCCTGCACTGATGCCACGGTGCGAGTGACGGCAGGGCCAATAGCTGTCGTGCCTAGAGAACCAATGATGTAGGTGTAGTCAGCCACTACCGCTGTGGTGCGCGTGACCCCGTCAAACGGCACCAGTTCATTCCAAGGCGGCACCACAGCCGCCACGCTGGCGCTTGGGCCTGGGTTGGGGCCCTCGTTGCCCCAGCTGCTGCCGTCATAGACCCAGTAATCCTCAGTGCTGAGATCCTGCACGCCATCACCGGCCACGGCAGAGGGGAAGGCGGCATCCAGCTGGGTCTGCGGGGTGCTGCCAACGCTGGCCACCGTGCCGATCACCTCAGTCGGTGTGGTGTCTTGCACCGCAGGCAACGCAGGGAACGTGGTGATGTCAGGCGCCACGGGCACCCAACTGGTGCCTGAGCCGCCGGCCACGCCCCAGAACAACGCATCCACACTGGTGACGATGCCCTCACTGGAAAAGGCCCAGTTCAGGCCATTGGCCCGGTACTGCACCATCAAGGAACCATTGCTGAGATAGAAGGGGTCAAAGGGGCGAGCCGGCAGCTTGCTGGGGTGCAGCTGCAGGTTCACGCCATTGCGGTTGCCCAGCAGCAGGCGGTTTTGGATGCGCCCGTAGCGCAGCGCCTTGGCTTCGGCATCTCCGCGCTGGATCGTGCCGGTGGAGGAATAGGTGTCATCGCTCTGGTACGGCATGGAGAACGACACGAACCGTTCCGAGCTGGGAGATCCCATCGCATACGCCAGCTCAGCGGTGGATTCCATGCTGGTGCCGTTCTCTTGGCCCACCCGCAACGCTTGCGGTGCCCGCACCTGACCCGCTTCTCCACGATTGGTCTGAGTGCTGACCTGCACATCTACCAGCACCAGCCGTTGCGCCGACCCAGCCAGCCAGATATTGCACTGGGCAGCTGATTCAAACGGAACGATGTCCCGAATTGAGGCAGTGCCTTGCTGTCCGCCCAGTGTCAGTGTCCAGTTGCGATAGGTGGAAACCGTCTGCTTCTGCGTATGCACAGCAGGCTCATAGGTCTCGCCAGGCTTCAGGTTGAGCACCCGAGGCTTTTTCTTGAAGACCGTTTCATAGTCCCGAACCACACGCTCCACCAGCACCTCACTGGTGCCCAGCGAAATTGCAGCCTGGCCGCTACCTTCTGCATAGATGAACTCCATGCCAAGGCCACCCGCCCACATAAATTGGGGTTGGTACTGGCTGGTAATTTGACGCACCAAGATGCCCTTGGCGTCGTAGGTGTATTCCTCAACCGTGCGAATCGTGCCCTCTAGACTGCCATTGAGTGAGAAACCGGCACCTAGAAGTTGCGAGCAGTAGTTGTTGGCGGCATCGGCCAGAATCGTTCGGTTGAGCGTCTCCCGCTTGATCACCGAGTTGCTCAGGTCAGGGCGCTCACGGCCAAAGATCACACAAACATCATTGCCAAAGCTCTGATCAATCCCGTACTGGGTGGTGGTTTTGGTATAGGGAACGTAGGTGTAGTAGGCCGAACTGGATTCACCGTTCGCGGTCGTGTAGCGGACCTCCACCCGCTGAGGGTTGCCTACGGTTTCCTCGTATTCCCAGCTCAGTCGCTCATTCTCAGGATCATCCTCAGGATCAATGGGCTTGACCAGCTTGGAGGAGTTGTAGCGCACCACGACGGCCTCGCCGGGCAACTCGCCCACGCCAATGGCGTCGATGTCCACGACATCGGCACTGGTGATTACTGGCCCTTTGCCGGATTCCTTGGTAAGGTCGCAGATCTGCAGCTTTTCGTTTTGGTCGAGGTAGCCGAAGTAGCCCTCTGACTGCAACAAGTCGCTCAGCACGCTGACGTAGCCAGCACTGAGGTCAAAGGTGTCGTCATTGAAGCGGTTAGTCAGCGGGTTGCTGCTGGCCGTCAGCCCTAGCTTGGTCAGGCAGGTGTCCATCACCCCGGCGGCGCTGACCGGGATCGGCACGGGGCTATTTGCCGGATAGTCGATGTAGCCATTCAGGCACTGCTGCTGGCGGCCGCTGGTTTCCGCCGCTTCGCCATCCACCGTTGGCGCCGGTGTGACGTTCTCCATATAGGTGAGCTTGCAGCCCAGCTCCACCTTGGTGATTTGGCGAAAGGGATCGGCAAAGCTGGACAACACCCGCAGCTTGCGCGGCACCTTCTTGGTAGTGCCATTGCGGGCATAACTGAAGGTCACCACCGTGCCCACCGCAGGGGTGAGGATACCCTTGAGTTCGCAGCTGCCACGTGTCTTGACCAGGCCGCTGCCTTGGATGTAATCATCACTGACACTGCCGCTGATCAGAGTGCCCAGCGAGCAGGTAACCGTGGCGCGGATGTCGATGGTCGCCATTACTTGGCCTGCCCCAGGGAAATCGAGACGGTGTAGAGGTCAGCGCGAACGCCACCAACGATTTGGGCCTCAGCGGTGGCACTGGGCGCACTGATCGGGAACCAAGCCCCGGCAGCAGGCGTGGCAGCAATAGCGGACTCATACCAGCTCTGGATGGCAGCCCAGCCAGCAGCGTTGGTGTCGCCCTCGATCTGCCGCACACGAGTGGCACTCAAGGGCCCCGTGATGTAGGTGGCACCGCTTGCCGTCAATGCCAACGAGGGTGTGTCTTGGTAGGTTTCCGCCGGCTTGAGCAGCTGCAGGGTGGTGCTGCCGAGGGTGTAGGTGCCGAAGTAGAAGCGGGCTGCCCCGAGCAGCTGATCCTTACGCAGCACGGCTAGCGCTTCGGCGGCGTGAACCAGCGTCACGGACGCCTGGACATAGGCCCCAACCTGCTCACCACTGGGGGCTTCGGAGAACCAGCAGCTGATGCCACTCCAGCTGACGCCATTGGCACTCCCCGTGAACGACACGGTGGTACCAACACTGTTGCTGGTGAGCGTGTCGGGGTCTTGAATGCGGGCCGCCTGCCAGGTGTCATAGACACTGAGCAGCGATTGCCATTGAGCTGTGGTCAACAGGCCACTGATGCGCCAGGTGCGAGCCGTGAGCCCTTGGCGGGCATCACCTTCGTAGCCCAGCGGCTGTGCGGTGAGCAGAGAGCAGGAAAAAGCGCCGATGGAAAAGGTCATAGCCGTGAGTTGACTGCTCCAACAACGTCGCCGGATGCGGTGCCTCCGGGCACTTGCACCACCACGTTCCAATCCTTGCCCACCAAAGCCTTCTGAGCAGCCGTATTTTCTTCAATTGCCTTACCCAAATCCTTTTCAGCTTTTGAAAAGCTGTCAGCAAAGTTAGCCACCGCAAAAAGCTTGTCTGGCGTTGATATGTCAACGCCTTCGCGGATGATGCCACGGTCCACCAACGGCTGCACTGATGCACGGGCTCGGCGCAACTGCTCTTCCTGCAATCGTGGCGTCAAATACTCAAAGCCACCACGCAGAACACTTTCAAGGCTGGCTTGCGCATTTTTCAACGCATCTGCAGCTGACTGCGCATTTTTAACCAAACTCGCCCCGGCCTGGGCATACGCCTGTCTGACCTCAGCATTAACCTGCCGCTGCTTAATCAGAAGATCATCCACACGTGGGCTGCTGCGTGTGCCGTTCTTGCCATCACCAGCGGGCTTGGCCAGCTCTCGCTGCAATTCCAGCTCAGCCTCTTTGGCCTGACGCAACTGCTCTTCAATGGCTAGGCGGTTTTGAAGAACAACTAGGCCAGTCCCTTCCAAGGTGGCTAGCTGCTTGGCTGCAGCAATGCGGCTTTCAATGCCTTCCAGCTGCAGGTCAGCGGTTTGCTGCTTGAACAATCCATCAAGAGCATTAACCGACGAGTCATCAACTGCTTTTGCAATCTTATTGGTGAGTTCGCCCGCCAGAGCTGCTGCCTTCTCTTCCTTCACTTCAAGGTTGACTGGCACCTCAAGTGGCTTGGCGCTGGCAGCGCTGCCAATGTCCTTCAGGCCGGCCGCTACCTGCGTGCGGGCCTCACCCGACAGCAGGCCACCAAAGCGGGCCGGGGCTGTGATGATCTTGATCAGGCCGCTAGCGGTCAACGCCGCCTGCCGCAGCCGCAGCTCCAGCTCAATGATGCCGTCAATCAGGCCTTGCGGGTTCTTCTCCAGCCCTTCATTGATGCTGCCGATGCCCTCAAGGATCGGCGTGATGGCCGTGTTCAGCAGCGATTCAAAGGCCAAAGCCAGGGCCTCCACCACCCGTGGGTTTTTCTCCAGCAGCTCCGCAAAGCGCTGGGCCTCCTTGGTGAGCGGGCTGAAAAACTGCGTGATGCTCTCCAGCGAGGGGAACAGGCGATCAAACGCCTTGTTAATCACGTCAAAGGCCGCCGACAGCGCGGGTGTGATGGCTTGGGCAAAGCCCAGGAACACCTGCTGCACGTTGTCGCCGATGTTGGCGAACTTGACGCTGACCGACTGCCCCGCACCTTCCAAGGCGGCCATGCTGCCGGTGGCCAGCACGATGGCCTGGTTCACGTCGTTAAGGCTGATCTTGCCCTTGCTCATCGCATCCTGCAGGGCTTGGCCTGACAGGCCGGTGACCTTGGCCAACTGACTATTGAGGTCGATGCCCGCCTCAAGGAACTGCAGGTTCTCCTCCCCCTGCAGCCGGCCCTTGGCAAACACCTGGGCGTAGATCAGGCCTACACGGTCCAGACTCTGGCCCGACTGGGCCGCGAGAGCACCAATGCGGTTGATGGTGCCGCCGAGGTTTTCGGCTTCCACGCCCACGGCCAGGAACCGCTGAGCAGCGCTAAGCAGCTCATCGTTCTTGAACGGTGTGGCCTTGGACAGGGTGAAGAGTTCCTGCCGCAGGGCGGCGGCGGCCGAGGCGGATCCGGTGAGGCCGGTGAAGGCAGCAGTCAGCTTCTGGGCGTCGCCCGCTGCTTGCACAGCCGCAAAGCCAATGGCCCCCACGGCCACGGCGACACCCGCAGCCGCCAAGGCACCAGAGGCCAGGCCGCCCTTGAGCGCCCCCAGCTCAGCGCCAACATCACCAAACAGGCCACCACCTTTGACCTGCAGGCTGCGGTTGATCTGGGTGCCGGTCTGCTCTGCCAGCCGCTTGGATTGATCGAGCCCTGCCTTGTACTGCCGATCATCAACGGCAAGAGTGAGTACCGCTTGACCTAGCGCCTCCGCCACTCCTGCAACCCATGTCGTCCACTAAGTTGCCGGTGGGAAACTAGGGAATGACAAGCGCCCTTGCTGCCCTCGCCAACGCCACCGCAGTCTTCAGTCTGCCGACCGTTGGCACCTACACCGATCCTGTGACAGGCAACGTGGTGCCTGCCAGCGAGACGGTCACCGTCAACTTGTACCTGCGCCAAGGCACCAACCGCAGCAGCGATCTGCCGGGTGTGGATGCTGAGGTGGAGGTGTTTGAGGGGTACGCGATCAACCCGCAGGCCCTCGACGCCCGCATCAAACCGGGTGTCACCGGCACCTTGAACTTTGCCGACCAGGGCAGCGTGCCCTTTGAAGTGCTCCAGGGGCGTTACCCCTACGGCAGCACCGGCCTGCTCGGCAGCACCATTCAATCCGTGCTCGGCGACAAGATCCGACTGGCCCGTTACACCCAGCTCTGATGGCCGTCCAGGTCCGCTCTACCTTCAAGCTGACTGGCTGGAATGCCAATCAGCTCAAGCTGCGGGTGCCCGTGATCCTGACCGGCTACGGCAAGGTCATGGATCAGCAGCTCAAAGAAGAGATCCAGCTGGTGCAGTTCCCCTGGCCGCGCAAGACGTACCGCAAGAACGGCACCATTGAAACCTCGCCACGGGACATCGTGGACACGGGCCGGTTCCTGCGCTCCCAGCGGCGGGATCGCCCCAGTGCCACCGAGCTGCGCTTTACCTGGGACACGCCCTACTCGGCTTTGATCCTCACCGGATACACCACCTCACGGGGCACGGTGGTGCCGGGCCGCAACTGGATCAAGCCCGCCTTGGACAACCAACCGATGGAACGCTTCTTTGCGGCGGAGTGGGCCAAGCTGTCAGGCAACAACCTCTAGGCATAAAAAAGCGGTGGGCCCGCAAACCCACCGCCTTGAGCCTCTCCGCTCTAGTTAGCCTCAGGCATTCGTTTCAGCGGTCCACTCGTAGGCGCCGTAGCCCGTCAGGGTGAAGCTCACCTGGCTGACGTTGCCGGCTTGGATGTCCTCAGAGAAGTCAGTCACAAAGGCCACGCCCGCGTGCTTCTCGGGGTTGCCGGTGCTGCTCATCTCAGGAGACTCCCGATACCACTGCACTGTCACGCCGCTGGCTGAATCCAAGGCAGCCTGCTTGAGCACCAGATAGCCCGCGTCGTTAAGACTGAGGTTCATGGTGCAGGGGATGGTGTAGCTCTGGCCGGTCACCAGGCTGGCCTTGAAGCCCTGGGTGCTGCCGTAGTCGAGCACGTCCGTGGTGTCGGACGATCCCTGAATGCCAGCGTTGGTGAGGCTCAACACCTCGGTCATGCCGGTGCTAGTCGTCGGCACGGTGGAGGCGGTGGTGCCAGCCTTCACGTAGAAGCGATAGCCCAGCGCCGCAAAGAAGGCACCTGTAGCCATGGTCAGTTCCTTTGGCGTGTGCTTTAAGTTGCCGTTTAGGCCGCCAGTCGCTCCTCTTCAGCTTCCAGCACTTCCCACGGGGTCGCATAGGGCGACACGTGCAGATCAAAGCCTTTGACATCGTGCGCCACACCGGAGGTGGCCACCAGCGCATCCTTTAGGTCGGTCTTGCTGCAGCCCAGCTCCTGGCACACCGCTGCGGTGCTCCAGCCCAGGTCCAAGAGCTTGCGGGCCTGATTGCCCAGCAACCGCACCTGATGCGGGGCCTTGATGCTCCAGTTGTTGCTGCGCAGGTAGTGCAGCACTTCCCCTTGGGCATACGGCCAGAAGATGGTGCTCAGCTTCCCCCGCTCGGGATCCCAAGCCCTGCAGGCCCGCAGAAAGCCGATGTCCACGCAGGAATCAATATCCTCCACGGCCATGCAGTGCCGGTACTTGCTGGCCAGCTTGTTGCAGAAGAACTTGATCAGGCCGATGTTGTCCACATACATCTGGCCGAAACGCCGCTGTTCTTCACGGCTGAGCGGTTGGGCCAAACGATCCCCACTGCGCTTCTTGGGTTCAGGGCCTGTCGCTACCCCGAACAGCTCAAGTTGGTCAGTGAGTAGTGCCATTCTGTATTTTAACTTCGCTGCACACGAAGCATTCCGTAGGCGGATGCTGCGGTGGATAGGCACAAACAACCGAGCACCTGCGAAAGGTGCGGCACCACGTTGAGGGCGTTCTTGCTCTCGGCCTGCTGGGTGCTGTTGAACTCAACGCTGATCACATCGACGCTGGCCCGCTTGAGGTTGGCGTTGGGTATGCCAGGGATCAGCTCGGCACTGCCGCTGCCGCTGCCGGCCAGGGCGGTGCTGTCCGCCAGCAGGGCCTCGGCTAGATCAAAGGTGGCCTGCCTGATCGGCTGGGGAATCTCGCTGCTGGTGAAGGTCCAATCGCCGCATTCGGCCTCACTACGGGGCCAGAGCAGGCTTTGCGTGGTGGATGCCTTGGTGCCGACGTAGGCCAGCTCATCGAGATAGCGGGTGGCCATGATCAAGGACCGGCCCTTGTTATCCGTCGAGGCCGATGCCCAGCTCAGGGTGCCGAGGTACAGGTTGGCGAGATCGTCTGCAGCTGCCACCGACAGGTAGCTGTTGGCATTGCTGGCGCCAGCGGTAGCAACAACGGTGACGGGCATGGCAAGGCACTCTTGCCCTTAAGTTGCCGGCCTAGGTCTTGGGTGATTGCCAGAGCTTGACGGCCTTATCGAAGCCGATCTCCCCGTC